CCGGGTAAGTTTTGTACTGAATGAAATCTTGCAGTAACATCACCATGAGTTCTTAAATCTTTTCTAATTTCTTGTGGCAATGTATTTGGTTCGTCAAAGCCTTCACCTTCACCTTCTTCGTCCTCTTCGTCATCAACAGGAATAAGGTCAGTCATTTCATCGTCAGTGTATTGATAGATTAAATCTTTGTTTTGAGCAAGTTGTGCCATGCGATTATCCATGCCTGCAATCTGACTTGTGTCTACATTAGATAAAGCATCTGATGTATCATCTACTGATACAGCATCTTTGGCTGGTATCTCCATTGGGGGAATTTTAGGCTTTTTGACTAGGTCATCTGCTTCAAAGAACTCTTTAAATCTCATTGTCTCAACCTTACTTAGTATGAGGGGGTAGTTTTGCTTCTATGAACCACTCATGTATTCTTTTAACTGGATTGTACTTCTTAAATCTTAATTTAGTATTGCTAACAGTCAAGTTTTTTGTTTTAATAGCAGTGTAATGATAAGTGTGAGAGTTTCTAGTTTCACTTTCTGGAATCATATAAACTTTCGATTGTTTCTTTTTCTTGTCTGCCATCAGCCTTTATATTCTGTGCCAGCACCTTTGCCAGTGCTTTCACCTTTATATTCACTACGACCGCTTAAACGTAATATATCGTTTAATGCTTCATAGTCATATGATTCTAACATATTGTCGGGTGCATGATCTGCTGATTTATCATTTGCAACTTCTTCACATTCTTCTCTATTTGCTTTAGCATATTCTGTACTGCAACCAACGTAATCTGCTAAGTCTTTATCTGACAACATTGCTACTGACATTTCATCGTCTGAATGTTTACTTTCTGCTCCAACTAAATCACCTACTTTTGCAGGTCTTCCTTTAGTTGGTCCTGTGTTTCTCCATTGACCCGCTTTACCTGTTTTATAGTTTCCAGCGAATGTCATTCCACCTGATTTAGTTTCGTCAAGCGGTTCACCTAATTGATCCATATACACTCCATACTTGAGTGATAATTCATTTGAAGTAACATTGCGTGATTCTGGCTCATCTTTGAATTCATCAAACCATGTACTTTGAAATTGTGAAAATGTCATTGGTGACTCTTCGCCTGTACGCGGATCAATGTTTACATAGAATCCTTTCTTACCTACTCTAATAGATTCTTCTAAATTGTCTGGCTCGTTTTGAGTCATGTAGATTGCTTTCTTAACTCCTGGATGCTCAGATAGTCCTGGCATAATGCCTTCAATCGCCTTAATTGCACCTGCCATGTTTCCACCTTTGAATCTAGGATCGTTTAAGATGCCATATGCCATTTTGATTTCTTTATCTATGCTTTTTGCTGAGAAATCTTCATCGTCTATTAATGCTTCATCTACTTCATCTTTTTTAAATGGTGATAGTTTGCCGTCTTTATCTCTTTTAGTTGGTTGAGGTATTCTGTCGCCTAATTTCTTTTTCATGTGTTGAAATTCTTTATTAGATGCGTAATCTGCCGCAGTAGGAGTAGATGTTGGTTTACCGTCTGCACCCATAAATCCATCAATATATTTTGGATTTTCTTCTAATTCGTCTTCTAAAAATGCGGGTGCCATAGCACCTGCCATACCTGCTAATGCAGTACCAATAGTTACTTTTTCTCCATCAGATGGTAATACGTCATTCCATATATGCCCAGAATCAGGGCCATAGTCTGCTATGTTTTTTCCTGCTTCAACACCAGATGCATCTCTTGCATTCCTTGAATTATCCCGTTGTAATCTATTATAAGTATCTATCTGTTTGTTAAACTCTCTTATCGATGAACTAATTTCTTGTTTTCTAACGTTAGTAGCATTAGGATGTTCTAATTTAAGTTCCGCCACTCTGATATTAATTTGGTCTTTAAATTGTTTTGGATTTTTGGATTGCTTTGCAATTGCTTCAATCTCAGCGGCAACATCTGAACGAAAATCTTCTTTTAAATCTAGTTCACCTTGCATAGTTAAATCTAATTCACCTTGTTTAGGTTTATTTAATTTGTCTTTTAAATCTTCTTTACTGAATGCGGCAAGAATGTCATCATATCTATGTGCCATTTCAGGATATTTTTTAGCAAATTCATCTTTAGACATTTCCGTAGCATCAATGTATATTGCTTTATGCCCAGTCAATGCGCCTTCTTTCAAATGCTCATCTTCTGTATCGAACGGATGAGGTTTAGTTCTTTTGCCAGATTTTGGATCGTGGTTCTTACCTGATTCTTCATCTGCTAAGTCATCATCTTCTGAACCCATGTCACCTTTTTCTTCTTTTACATTTTTACCTGATATTACACTTTGCGTATTGGAGCCATTATCTCCCATTTTTGGTGTAATTTCTGGAAGTTTAATTGCTTCATCAAGTTTTGCATTACAGTTACAATGTTCACAATCTGGCGAACATCCGCAGTCTTCTGCTTTTACATCTGCTCCGCAACATTTGGCTGAGCAATGTGTATCTCTTTTTTCTTCTTCTATCACTTCTTCTGTGATTTCTGTTATACCTCTAGCCCATTGATCTAACTCATTAACTTCTTCTATTTCGTTAATGATGTTTCCGTTTAGTTTGTTTAAGATAGGTAGAACACTTTCGATTCTTGGATCGATTGTTTCTTGTGCGAACATTTCTGCAATGCTTGATGAATCTGTGTCATCTTCCATTAGAGCGGGTGTCCATGATTCAAAATAATGATTGTATCCTCTATGACTTTGCATTTTTTGTAATGATTCTTTTAATGATTTATGATGATTAACACCCTCTGCTATTAGTTTCGCAACTGATTCATTAAATTCACCTCTACGAGTCGCACGAACAAAGCCAGCCATCTTAGTATATTCTTCTACTAATTGAGTAATGTGCTTTCCTCTTTCATCATAAGGAGTTCCGCCTTCTGCTACGTGTCTACCATATACACGTGCAATGCCAGGCATTCTAGTTGGGACTGCAAAACGTTCTCCACCGGTGTTTTCTACGAATATTTTATGTACGTTTCTCCAACGTTGTTCGCCTTCACCGATTTGCCTGTCATGTTGTATAACAACTTTCACGTTAGGTATGTTATCATTGTATGATGTTGTTTTATTAACAGCATGATAACCTTCATTCATTTTTTCTTTCATTTTGTAATAGTCCCTTTGACGCATATCGTCTCCTAAACGATCACTGTCATGTAATCCAAAGTTTAGTTGTTTTGATAATGCCCATTGCTTTAAATGTTTCAGCAAGCCAGCCCAAGAATCATCATAGTCTACACCTTTAGTTTGTCCTGGAGGACTACCGGCCTGATTGTCATCGTAATAGATATTCAGTGATGATGTTTTATCAATAGTGGCCCATGCTTTACCATAGTTCTCACCGTCTTTAATAAATTGAAACTCAAAAACATCTGCTGTTTGCGGATTTGTTCTTTCGTTTTTTGAGTCTTTAGGTGATGGTTTGTATCCACGAGTTTTAAAAATCTCATAGAGTCGTTGATTGAATGATTCCTGATCGATTGCCATACTATTATTTATCTCTTTTAACTAATCACAGCAAAGAACGGCAAGGGTGCAACCATCTCATCGTGGTCACGCATATGCTCTGTTAAATCACTGTGAAAGTCTGTAATGTCTTGTAATATACGTACCACAAGTAGTGTTGCCATAACTAAGTCATCGTTATCTCCGATCTTAGCGGCATAACTACCACCAGATGCTACAAATGTTTTTAATTCACTGATTAATGCTTTACTTTTTATTGACATTTTCTTGCTTTCCATCAATGTTTTCATCTTAGCACATGCCGCAAGTTTTACTTTTTGTGTTGTGTTATATCCTCTACGTTTTTTACCCTTTTCACTTAAGAAGATACCTTGAATGTTTGCTTCTCCATACTCTGATAGTGATATAAGTGCGGCTTCTCCAATTGAATTGTTTTCAAGTGAGTAGTAAACGTTGTTTGGCTCACCTGTTTGTTCTGTAATATGTTGTATAATCTGTCCTAGCAACTTAATCTGTTGAGGAATGTCAGTTTTATTATCTTTCCATTCTCCTATTTGAGTAGTAGTGTTTGCTTCAAAGATTTGTATAGCGGCTGGATCTCCTCCAGTACCTAGTGACGGATCTAGTCCCAAGACATAGACCATACCTTTCTTAGGAGTTTGAAACCATCGTACTTGACCCATTCTATTTACAGGTTCAACTGATTCTAACATGATAAGAGTATTAGGATTGATTAATGTTTCATCAGCAATTAAGAATTCACACCCAATCTCACGTGCAAATCTGTCATCACCTAACTGGGCTTTAATTTCTTCTGCCCACTTTTCATCACGTCCTGGTTGTTCGTTCCAATATGATCTAAACGGTTTAAATCCGTTGATGCCTAGTTCTTGTTCTTCTCCTTGTGCATTGAGATTCTTGTTTGCTTGTTTCCAAATCAATGCGAACTGATCTTCATCAGAGTTCGGAGTAGATGTGATAATTGCTTTACCACCTGTTGCTAGTGTTGGTGTAATAGAAGTCCAGAACTGTTCTGCAATCGTAGGTCTTACGAATGCAAACTCATCTAAGTATAAAAGTGTAATAGACATACCACGACCCGTATTCTCTGTAGTCGTTGCTGATACAATACGAGAGCCGTTCTCAAAGTCTAGTGAGCCTTTGTTGTATGTAGTCACACCTGCTTTAATATGCGTAGGACATGCTTCATATGCATATCTGATCCGTTGCATGATTTCTTGTGAGCCTGTGTACTTATGTGCGGCAATTAAAATCGTAGCATCAGGTACAAACATAGCATACCATAATAGATAACCTGCGGCTGATGTAGACTTACCTGACTGTCTAGGCATCAATGCGATAGAGTATCTATAATTATGATACGTATTGATTAAACGTTCTTGGTATTCATAAGGATGATATTGAATTGACCCTTGTGTTGGATGCTGTATATAAAAGAAGTTATCCATGAAATACATAAATCCAGTATCAGGATCACAGCACTTAACAAAATCATCTACTTCAGTTTGATTTTTAAAGTGTGTTTTCTTATATGCTGGTTTGACTAACTCGCCTGTACCACTAGTATTAAAATTGCTCATACTAGTATTTAGTAGAGTTTAGTGTGCTTTTTTATAATCTTGGTAATCTAAGAAGAATCCAATAGCAACAAGAACGTTCATACCCAATGATGCTATCAGTATGTGAATATCATTATAAACATTGGTTGTGAGACTAAGATGCAAATGTCCAACTGCCCAAAACGGAATAGCCAGTTGCTGACTAATCCATGATAATGCATATCTTACAAAGATAAATCTATTTGATGTCAAGCCCTTGTGCCTTCGTTGCAACGATGCAATAATAATGCTCTCGCATTGCAATTGGATCGCCATCAGGATCTTGAGGATTCTGTTGTTCTAAATCAAATTCTAAATTATTGAACTGTTCAATCTTAAACCCGGTACGTTGTAACAATGCCGCTAGTTGAGTTGATCCAAATATACTATAATGATTTAAGTTGAATTCATGCTTACGATCATTGTCTGGAGCAGGTACTTCGATATAAATCTTTGAGCCTTGTTTTAGAATACGATTGTATTCCATTAAACTAAAGATAGGATAAGGTGAATGTTCTAATGCATGACGTAAGAATATAAAGTCTACACTTTCATCATGGTAACCATCTTTTTGAGGTAAGAATGATAAATCATATCCTGCAGTCTTATGACCTTTTTCTTCACATATTTTAATGTCGCCAGGAGATAATGTTATACCTAAAACATCTGTATAACCTCTAGTAGACATTTCGTCCATAAAGTAACCTGGACCACATCCTAAGTCTAAGATTTTAGAATCTTTAGGCAACTCTAATGGATCAATATATGTTTCAACTACTTGCTTAGTCAGGTCTTTGTGAAAAGGACTATCGCCTTCATCATATATGTGTGCAGTGTATAGCCACTCGTTGTAAAATTTTAACTTGATTAAGTCAAGTGTGTTATTAATATCGTACGGAATTTCCATTGTTGCTCCTAAAGCATTGTTAATCGTTGAAGATATTAATATTTATGAGGATAAGAGACTGCTAGAATTTTTTATTATGTCCAAGGACGACTAGTTGCTAGTGGTATTGTCCCAGTTGGTGTTGCTGTATTTCCAACATACTTAGCGGGTAGTAAGTCAAGGTCAGCAGTGTTTAACGCATTGTATGCAGGTAGACTGACGTTGCCACCGACTCCACCTTTTCTATTAAGTTCTGCTACTTCTGATACTCTTAACTCTTGTCTAAACTGTAACGTACTAGCAGGAGCATTTGTAGTAGATGCTGGTGTAGTAAGAAAGATATCTGTTGCTGGGATAGTTGTTTGTGTTCCGTTATCAAATGTTTCACTAACGATAGCGCCTGCGGTAAAAGGATCTGTGCCAGTTGCGCCTACAAAGTTTAATGATGAAAGTGTTGCTGTGGGTGCTGTCAAATTATCTTTACTGGTATCTCTTACTAATGCTAGATTGTAGTAATACCCTGCAGTTATACCATCTGCGGCAACGATTGAAGCAAGTACATCTGCTATTGTAGTTACTGCATCATCAGCATATGCAAAGATTGTAATTAATCCTGTTAAGCCTTTGACTGGTACATTGATTGCTGCCATTATCTTGGATATCCTTTAAAGCCTTCGATAGGACTTTCTGTATTGACTGATGGTAGTTCAACTGATCTATCATCACCGGCATTTAAATCTTCCCATTCAGAGCCTACTGCTTTGTATGCAGATTTTAACATATTAGATTCTAGTTCAGTGAATGGTACAGCCATATTACTTGTGCCAATCCAACTCTCTGAATCTAAGTCGATGCCGTCATCTGCACCGGTGTTACCGTTTGCTTGTGCTAATGCCATCATTACACGATTTAATTCGTAGACTCTATCTCTACCGTCTACATCTTGGAACTTATGCATTCCTCTTGAACCGTAACGTTGTCTTTTGGTTAATTTACCTGGAGCGTTGTCTTCAGTTATAAATTCTGTTGCTCTCATTATGGAGTTTCTTCAGTTGTAATTGTATCATCTACTTCAGTTGCCATTTCAGAATCTACATATCCATCTAATGCTAGTGGTAAACCTGCTGGTGATGATCCTTGGAACATAACTGAAGAATTAATAAAGTGAAATAATGTTTGTGATCCTGTAACATTTGCAGTATCAGGATCAATTAGTATTCTAACATTACCAGAGTTGACATCCATGTCATAACCACTTCCTGATATTAAAACGTTCCCCCATTGTGTAGATGAGTATGCTGAAAATTTAATATTGGCTGAGTTAGCACCTAGTTGTGCATCTAGTCTAACATCTTGTTGATCTATAGTGCCAGGATCATTAGTTTTAATAAAGAATGAACCTAATGTAAATGCGTTTGCTGGATATTCCCATATAACTTGTTGTGCTGTATTGCCTGTTGTGTATGTATTAGATGATATAACAGCGGTCGATGATAAGTTAGCAAAGTTATTGTTTATCTTATCAAAGGCAACTCTTAACGGATCACCAGAACCATCGTTCGGTAATGTACCGATATTAATAATTTCGTAATTTACAGCCATATGTTTATCCCAGTCTTATATTGTATTTATGCGATTGGGCAAGTAACTAATGTTATTCTTTTGGAGGAGTAGCCTTCATATTCTCTCTGGCTAGTCCATTCATTTTTTCAAAACTTCGCATACCGCCTAGACCTAACATAGATAGAGTAAGAGTCATTAAGCCTTCTGTTTGAATCACTGGAAGTATAACTTCTGCTCCACTGATTGCAACACCCCAATTGGCAATTGGTGCTAGAACATAAGACCATGCTAGTCCAAATGCACATATCCACATGATTGCAGGTCTTGCCCCTGCTACAAAGATGCTTGGGTGCTTTGCTTGTTCTAAGTTGATTTGATTTTGTTGTAAGTTTGCGTTATGCAAGACCATTTTGAGTTCATG